GGTTTGTGTCGGGTGTTTTTCGCTGGAGATGGATAAGTCAGAGTTGGATGACAGATGGTTTGCTGCTGGCGCTAAGGTTAATTCCATGAAGCTAAACTCCGAGCCAGGGCCAAATGTGGACGAGTGGGACAGGATTCTGCAAGCGGCTGAGCAACAATCAGAGTGGCGGCTTATGGTGGATGACAACCAGGCAGATATATCAGAGCTGAGGCAAAAGATTCGGCAAATGGTTAAGGCAGGCGCTGAGATAATTTTTATTGATCAGCTTTCAGGGATAGGGGGCAACCGGAAAAAAGACGCATGGGAGCGCAATTCAGAGCATGTTGAAGAGCTGAAGTTTTTAAAAAAAGAGCTGAGGGTGCCGATTGTGCTGCTTGCTCAATTAAACCGCGAGCTTGAAAAACGCAACAACAAAAAGCCAATTCTTTCAGACCTGAAAAACACCGGCCAGCTCGAAGAGGATGCGGATATTGTGCTGATGGGGCACCGGCCATATCTGTATCCGGACGCCCATGGAAAGCGGGATAATGCAATCAAGGACTACGCGGAATGGGAAATCACAAAAAACCGGCAAGGAGCCGAGTGGAATATTAAGATGAAGTGGTGGGAAAAATATCAGTTATTTCAAGAGATTGCAATCGAGTATGGGGGATAGGTATGGAAAATACTGCACCGAAAAACAATATCCAGGAGGGCAAGCCGCAACCAACCCTACTGCCGATGGATGTGCTGCTCAAATATTTGGAGCCTGCTTATCAGGAAGGCGTGATTAAATACGAACGTGAATCATGGCGCGGCGGCTTTCATACATCTGTGCTGGTGGATGCTGCGTTAAGACATATCATCGAATTTTACTGGCAGGGCAAGGATGTGGACGCAGATTCACAGACCGGCAAGCACCACCTGGCCGGGGCGATATTTTCACTATGCAGCTTATTGCATACGCTGGATACGAGGCCGGAGCTTGATGATAGGTTTTCAAAACCAAAACCATAGGAGGGTGATTTGCCACGAAAATTAAATGACTTTTTCTTTGACCGCACAGTTGGGAAAAGGGCGGTAACGGAGCACGAGAGGGCTGTTGATGCTTGCATCCCGGAGGCTGTGGGTATCGCCAATAAGCGCATTAAGCGGGATTTAATCAAGAAGCCGTACAGAAATAACCCGGAGGCTGCGAGAAAGATGGCGAACCGTCATTTTCTGGAGGCTATGGACGAAATCACCGCGCGAAAAGGATTGCGGGTTTTTGCAAGGCAAGGCCGACGGGAAATTTTATTCAGGAAATTTGATCTTCAGGGTGGTGGAAAATGATTGTGCTCGGGATAGATCCGGCCCGGGGATGGGCTGTGGTGGAAAAGAGGCGGAAAGAAGGGCAGAGGGTTCTTGAAGCCGGCACTGTTTGCGATGTCCCGGAAATGGCTGACAAGATCCGGGAACTTGATACCCGTTACAACTTTGATGCGGTTAAGATTGAAAAGCCCGTAAACCGGCATGTTTATGACCGGAAAAAAGCAAATTACAGGCAGATGCTGAATATAGCGGTAAAAGTGGGGGAAAATCGCGCAAAGGCTGAGGCCCTTTACTGGTTTTGTGATGGGCTGGGCCTGCCGGTAGTGTTTGTATCCCCAATTCAGCACGGAACAAAGCTAAACCAAAAGCAGATTGAGGCCCTGACCGGATATACTGCCAGGACAAATGAGCATGTAAGAGACGCGATTGTCTTGGCATGGGTCTGAGGGGGAGGAATGAAAAAGAGGCATTTAGAATTAACACCAAGGGAAAAACAGATTTTGCTTTCAAGGTTTGGGACGAGCAACTACCCAGAGCGGCGGACGTATCGAGAGGTGGGGGAAGTATTTGGCCTTTCAACTGAAAGGGTGAGGCAAATAGAAACAAAGGCAATGCGGAAAATATTATCAAAATATAAAAAATGACATAAGTCTATGATTTTATATTAAATCGAAACGGATTTTTCTGCTTTACAAAATATTTTTTCATGCCACAATTTAGGCAGAATGTTTTATCCCACAAAATGAGGCGGTTATGACGGTCAAAAAAACATCACAAAAACAGAAGCCAAAAGCTCCCAAGATTTCAAAGCGGGATTTGTGGCTGAAGTATTACCTCGATGAGTCTAACCCCTCGACTTTTCTTAATAAAACCGAATCAGCCAGGGCAGCCGGCTATAAGGCCTCAAGCAATGATTCCTTCCGCCAAATTGGATGTCAAAACTTCACATTACTAACCGAAAAGATTACTAAATGGCTTGATGAAGTGGGATTGTCAGAGGCCGCACTAAAGCAAAAGCTGCTTTATTTGCTGGATGCAAGAGAGACCAAGTTCCAGACACTGAAAGGCCTTATCGACGATGAGGACCTGGCCCCAGGGATTAAAACCCTGGCGAAGTCAAAACAAAGCAAGTCCAGTCCGGACGGTAAGTTTTTCTATGATGAAGCCGAGAGCCTGATCGGTATTGAGGTTGAAAACCTGGAATTACAGCGGCGGACCCTGGATATGGCATTAAAAGTCCGTGGCAGTTATGCAGCTGAAAAGCATGATCATACCGTGAAGGGTGAAATCAAGCACACCCATGAGCAGGCCTTGAACCGGGCCTTGGAGCAGAAAGCAAAGATTATGGAGGGGAAAAACCATGAGTGAGGAAGTCAGCCCTTATGGGGCCCAGGGGCAAACACAAGATCCCTGGCGGCATCGCAGCGATAACATGAAGTGCAAAACCTGCATGTGGTTTGTTGAAAAACAGACCAGCGCAGTGCAGCGCGAAGATCGCATTATTGGGCGCTGCCGGCGGCATGCCCCTACCATGAACGGGTATCCGGTTGTTTTTTCGTCCGACTGGTGTGGGGATCATAAGCTTGACGAGGAAAAGTTATAGCCAATGGGAGCACCGGCCCGCGACATATCCCCTGATGAACAGCTGATTCTGGCCCTGGCGGAATTTGTCTATGATCCGTTGGGCTATGTGCTGTTTAACTGGGACTGGGATTTTGACAAGGGCGAGGGCCCGGATAAGTGGCAGGCTGATGTTTTAAACGACATCGGCGAGGCCATGCGCCTGGCTGCAGCCGGCAAGTACGGGGCGGCTGAAGAAAAGATGGCATCGGTCCGGGTGGCTGTTGCCTCCGGGCACGGCATTGGCAAGAGTGCTCTTATTTCCTGGATTTTGAAATGGTTTATGGGCACCAGGCCTCATCCCCAGGTGGTTGTTACTGCCAACACAAAAAACCAGCTTGAGACAAAGACCTGGCGGGAGCTGGCAAAGTGGAACAAAAAAGCCCGGGACGGGCATTTGTTTAAGTGGACTGCAACCCGTTTTCATCACAACGATCATCATGAAACCTGGTTTTCTGCAGCTATCCCCTGGACAAAAGAAAAATCAGAGGCGTTTGCCGGAACCCATGAAGACCATGTGCTTTTTCTCTTTGATGAAGCCTCAATCATTGACGACATTATTTGGGAAGTTGCCGAAGGGGCTATGACCACTCCGGGTACGCTGTGGGTGGCATTTGGCAACCCGACTCAGAACACCGGGCGGTTTAAGGAATGTTTTGGCCGGTATCGGCATCGGTGGATTACCCGGCAGATTGATTCGCGAACAGCGAAGATGGTCAACCAGGCCCAGGTGCAACAGTGGATTGAGGATTACGGAGAAGATTCCGACTTTGTCCGGGTCCGTGTAAAGGGCCAGTTCCCCAGGGCATCAGTTGCCCAGTTCATTCCGTCTGATGTGGTGGAAGAAGCCCAGGCAAAGGATTACGGCAGGCCCAACGAGCATATTTGGAATTGGGCACCGATAGTCATTGGTGTGGATGTGGCCCGGTTCGGGGATGACAAGTCTATTATCTATGTGCGCCAGGGGTTGCAGACCCATGAGATCCGCAGGTTTCTCAAGATGGATACCATGCAGCTTGCCGCTTTTGTTGTTGAGGCCATAAAGAAGTATGGCCCCAGGGCTGTTAATGTTGACGCTGTGGGCATCGGCGCTGGTGTGATTGACCGGCTCCGGCAGCTTGGGTATGGCTCGATTATTTTTGAGGTTCTCGGCGGAGATCCTGCCCGGGACCCACTGGTGTATTACAACAAGCGGGCGGAGTTGTGGGGCGATATGCTGGCTTGGCTGCGGGCTGGTGGTTCGATTCCGGCAAATGACCAGGAGCTTTACGACGACTTGATCGGGCCGGAATATCAGTATGACGCCAAGGGGCGCATTCAGCTTGAAAAAAAGGAAGACATGAAAAAGCGCGGGTTGGCGTCTCCGGACACAGCCGATGCGCTGGCATATACATTCGCTTCTCATCTGGCTATTGCAGAAGATAAAAAGCCCAAGACCCAGGCCGAGCAGGATTGGGAAGTGGTTTTAAACGCGCCGGACAACTCGGGCGCTTTCCATATTGACGACGGATACGGGGATTTATGAACGAGGAATCCAGGCAGATCATAAGGGCTTTGATTCGGGGATTTAAGTTCACCATATCCCTTCTTGAAAAGTTGGCAAAGGGGGAAAGGGTTTGAGTTTAAAGATCTTAACTCGCTTATGCCCTGATTACATTGGGGCTGATGAAATAGAGCTGGGGGAGCTTACTCTTAAAGAAATAAGAGAATTGCAGGAACTATTTAGGAATGGGGTGCAGTTTTTTTGTTCCTCTGAAAACGTAAAAACCCCTGTATTTATGCAGCCT